ATATTTTGTTACCAAGTTTTAATGAGTAAGAATCGTTTTTTGTGTTGACACCTTGTATAATTACAACTCGGTCAACGGAACTATCGTTTACAAAGTTTGAATGTAGGGAATAAAAAGCATCATAACCTTTGGCTAAATATCCTCTGTTAAATACTGATAAATCTTTATAAATATTTGTTCTTGTTAAGTCAACTTTTATAGGGTAATTTTTTTCAATGTGTGACTTTATGAAGTTGGCTAATTTGAAGGTCATATTACCCTCATAATATGAGGGTAATACTGGTGATTGGTTGTAATTTTTATAATGACCGGCATCTAGTAAAATACGTTTCATGAGAAACCTCCTTTTATTTTATACTACTGTTCCTATAGCGTCTATCCAATTTGTGTCGGCACTATTTCTCCAAATTGGTTTATTTAAAGACGAATCAAAATATTGTGTTCCCGGTGGAACGTTTGTTGGTCTATTTGATGTTGAACCAACAGGTGGTGAAGATAAGAATGAACCGTCCGTTTGACTTGTTGGTTTACCGTTTTTGAATCTTGGTTTTGCCGTTGAATTGTCTATCCAAATTTCATAGTTACCCATTACAAGATGTGGTTTATCCCATGCACTTCCACCAATCTTAGGGAAATTATTTGTAAGAGGGAAGTTTGCTTCTATTATTTCAGCATCCGGAACTACTATTCCTTCTTGAATTGAACCACTACAATAGTTAGATGTTATTACATGCCCTTCACCTAATCCGGAACTATCTATTGACCTTTTTTGTGTTGGTGTTGTTTGGTTATCTAAAATTCTACAACCTATAACTTGTACATTTTTCATACCATGAGTTGTGTCCATTGAGTTTATATTTATTCCGGAATATACTCCTTTGTTTGCACCTTGACTGTTGTTAATACAAGTTGCTCCTATAACCTTTACATTTTTATTTGTATTGTCACCTTGAAACCTACCTTGTGGTGTATAATCAGCGTCAATTTTTATTCCACTATTTCTGTTGTATTCACATGTAGTATTTACTATGTCAACGTCGTGTGCTTTTTGAACATAAATTCCTTCACGACCACAGTTTGAAAATGTACCACCTATAATTTTTATATTACGACTATCGTGAACCCATACACCCCTCCATTCAGCACAGTTTTTAACTATGCAGTTTGAAACTACATTGTTGTCACCACCAGGAAATAAACCACCGTAATAAGTTTTGTCTACATCTATGTTATTCATGAAACTATTTTTAACTATAAAGTCATCACCACTATTGAAGTAAACGGCGTAGTGAGATTGTTCTTGAGCTATGTTATAAAGTTTACAATCTTCTACTCTTACATTATCACAGTCTTTTGTTTGTGCTGAAATTAAGAATCCACTTCCGAATATATCGTCAAGATTTACTCTTTTTATTAGCACGTTATCAGAGTCAATTACTAAGATACCATGACGTTTAGCCCTTGTGATAAATATGTCTTCAAATGAAATGTTTGTACATTTATTAAAGAATAAAGTTCTTTCATTTGCAGAGCAAAGTCCGTTAGTGCCTTCAATTGTTACATTTCTAATTTTTATATTTTTCTTATTTTCAGCAATAAATAATTCTGTGTCTTGTACTAATAATCTAGTACCGATAGTTCCAAAAATTTCTATGTTAGAATCAAGAACAACAGACTGGAATACATAGTCACCCTTTGGGAAGAAAAGTAAATGAGGTTTCGTGTTTATTAATTCTTGAAGTTTTTGAGTGTTGTCTGTTACACCGTCGCCTACAACACCAAAGTCTAAAACATTAGTCGCAAGGTCTGATAGACGTCTGTTTAATATACCAAAAATATTTTGATTTATAATTTCGTCCATAGTCCCGTCTGCTACCATTTCATTTATCTTTTTTACTACCTCTATTCTAAGTCCTTCGTTTAAAAGGTAAAGCAATTTTTTATTTTGCTCAATTACTTCATTAGATATGGTATCCTCAAACCTATCTAATTCTCTTATTAACTCATTAATTTTTCTTGCTATTTGGTAGTATAGTTCTAACATTGAATAAGTACTGATATTGTAAACTGAAATTGTTTCTATTGACTTTTTTACTTTTTGTATATCCTCTATTAATCTTTTTTCTACTGTCATATATTTTACCTCCTTAGTAAATTTGCATAAATAAATTTCTGCATTCTTCGATAATTAATTCATCAATATTTATTAAAACCCTACGCCATTTTTCAAGTAGTTCGGCAGATGATGTTACACCGATATTACCTTGTGAAACTAGTTTTGTTTTTTCACTTTGATTGTCATTAGTTGAAGAGTTTGAAGATGATGTAGAATTATTATCTGACGTTGAAGAAGTTACCCCAGTTAAACCACCATCTGACAATGATAATGAAGCATTCCCATTGTCAAGGTAACTTTCTTTTGTTCCTTGTGAAACATTATCTTTTAAAGTTGAATCATTTTTACCTGTAGATTCTGATTCTACTAGTCGTTCATATGTTTCCGTTAAATCTTTGTTAAGCATGAAGTCGATATCCAGACAACGAATTTCAGTTTGATAAAGTTGTTTGTAATAGGGTGCTATGTTATTAAGTTTCATTTTTAAAAAATGCTTGAATCTAATTACAGTTTCTTGACCAATTTCATTGAATAAATATGTGTCAAGAAATTTTTGCTCGAATGATGATTTTAAATTTTTATCGTCTGTATAAAAATCATAATCAAAGTCGAAAATAGAGAAGTCTTCTTCTTGTAACAATGTGTATATATCTATTGTATATTTACTCAATATCATCATCCTCTTTTTCTTCAAATTCTTTTGACAGTGTATTTATGTTTTTTTCGACTGTAATATTTAGGTTGAATTTCTTATTTATTTCTTCACATGCTTTTAATCTGTTTTTAAAGTCTATATCTAAGTGCATTATTATTTCACCATTGTTTACATTAACTTCATCTACCAAAAGTCGTTCTTTTTTGTTGTTGTTTGAACTTGTATTGTTAAGTCCCATTATTGTCAAAAATTCGTCCATTATATCTTTTTTCTGTTGTTCGTATTTGTCAAGTAAATATGGAACGTCCATTTTAATTATATCTGTTCCAACTTTACCACCTCCGGCTAGTCTTTCATCTATATAAATTTCGTCTTTATCTTCTCTTATATCTTTTAAAATGTTTCGCATTGTAAGTTCATTTTCTTTCGTAGTAGCCACAACATATGGACGTTTTTGTTGTCTAAGGTTTTTGTCAATTGCTTTATCTATTTCATAAATTTTATTAGTGTAATAAAGTACATGGTGTTTTGTTGGTAAAATACAATCATTATTAAGTATTCTTACAACTTTTTCTATGTCGTGAATTTTTGAATAACCAATGCCGTAACTATACATTGTTATTGAAGTAGGTTCACCGTATACGTTTAAGTTTGATGAATTAGTACAAGGCAGACAAATAATACCCAATTCGTCGTCGTCTACAAATGCACATTGCCCGTAGTCGAACAATGCTTTTTCTATAAATCTAGATTCCATTTTTGGTGGCAAGTTTTTCCAAACGAATCTATTTAATGCCAAATTAGTAAAAAGCATAAAAGTTCTTGCAAAATTTTGTTCTGTTAAATGTTCGGATAATAGTAAGCTTGCTTGTTGATGAAACATACTTTTTGTTCTACTCATTATTAACACCTCTCGTTTCTTCTAATTCTTCTATTCTTGTATTTATCCTTTCCAATGATAAATTTATGTTTGTTAATGTTGTGGTTATATTTGTCATTTGTTGAAACATTCGTTCTTCTCTTTTATTTGTATCTTCCCTTTGTTGTTGTTGCATTTTATATATAAAACCACCACATGCTATTACACTAGCGATTGGAAATCCCAAACTTTGAATTAATTGTTCCATGTGAAACCCCCTTTTTAAATTTCGTAATTATCTTTTGATATGTCACCTACTACTACCCCCGGTCGGTCAATATGCCAAATAGTTACACCATTGTCGTATATTGATTTTATTTGCTCCAATGCTTCACGGGGAACACCTTCTGACGAAAGGTTCACACCAACGGTTTTGATATAATTATAGTAATATCTTGTCCTAGTTGGTGGACTGTTGAACACTCTATTTTGTTTGTAACCGAACATAGCAAAATAGTCCCCCAATCGTTGGTAATAATCTTGTGTAAGTCCGAACCTATGAAACGTAACTTTTTTCCCACCTTTGTCAAGTCCATAATAAACATCACTACCCATTGAAATCATTGTATTTGGTGTTGATTTTAAATCCTGTTGTTGAGCCATAACACTAGTTATATTATTTTGTACATTTTTATTGTTCATTTGTTGATTGAATTGGTTATCTTGGTACGTGCTAACCATACCTAAAGCCGAACCAATTGGATTTGTTAAGTTAATTTGTGAACCCGTTGACGGCAATAGTTGTTTTTGAAGTTGGGCGTTTTGCATAAATGCGTCTGATGATGCATTTAAAATATTTTGTCTAGTTTGATTTTTATTTCCAGCGAACCATTGACCATAAGCAGAACTTGAGGAAGGTAATTCGTGCGAGTCACCAGAAACCATTGCTTCTAACATTCCATCTTTATCACCTTTATAATTATCTATAAATAGTGAATAACTACAACGGTCTGATATTGTAGAACGAACCCCAACATTTGGTTCATTATTAGTACAAAGATGGTATTTAATTTCCATTGGTGTATTTAGATTATCTGTCAACATTCCAAAAGCATAAGGGTAGTTATATAATCTACTTTCATTTCTCCAGTTTCGTTCACCACCTATTGATTTTGAAGGTTTATAACATTTGAATTTTCCTATTCCTTTTAAATTAGTTATTAATGCTTTTACTCTATACACAAGTGGGGTAGAGGATAGTGCAGGTCTAATTTTGTCAATACTTCCAAATCTTACTGTATCATATTCAACAGAGTTTAAGTCCATATCCAATGGATTTAAAAACGGTACATATTGTACTGATTGTATAGCCGGACAGTTACCCAAAATGCCACCACTTAATTCGTTATTCCATTCCGGTAATTGGTCATTTAAATAATAAAAATAAAGACCACAAGGCATATTATAATTTTCGCTAGCCCATGTATCTTCTGTTACTCGTGAAACACCACCTGTTGGCATTATACTTTGTCACCTACTTTCAATGATGGTGCTGGGTCTGTAGAGTCACCATCTGATATTCTTACAATTTCCCAATGACAATGAGGTCCGGTTGATGAACCAGTACTTCCAATTTCTCCTACTTTGTCACCTCTTTTTACTGTGTCACCTTGTGACACTAAAATCTTGGAAAGATGCATATATTTTACTCTATAACTTCCGCAATCTAGGTAGATGTAATTTCCCATGCTATTGTGATAACCAGTTTGTGAAATTGCTCCGGACTTACTCGCTACTGTTGGTTTACCATAACCAACTCCAATATCAGTTCCGGCATGGAATTTCTTTTGACCTGTTATTGGATGTATTCTCCAACCATATTTTGAAGTTACTGTTCCACCTTTTACAGGACATAACCAGTCTTTCCCGTATTCATTATCAAAAGATTTATAACCATTGAAGTTTCCATTTTCGCCTTCGATTGAATCTGTTGGTAACCATCCGTTTCCATCATTTTCAGTAACGTATTGGTCGTATGTAGGAACGTAGATAATTTTTCTAATTTCAAATTCTTCATTGAAAAACATTTTAGATTGTTCTTTTCTTAAAGTTTGTAACCCCGGTTGGACAGTTCCGTTATGGTCACGTATTCTAAAATCTCTCCAAACTGATTGAATAGTTTCTTTATCATTTATGTTATTAGATATTGCACGTGTCAATTCGTTATCACCTGTAACAACACCAACTCCGGCATTATAAGCTAGTGAACATAAAGCATCAAATTGGTATTGTTTTGTAACTCCAAATTTCTTGCAAGTTGATACTATTTTAGCCCCATATCTTTCATTCTTAACTTTGAAACTTTCTTTAGCACATGCTTCTTCTGTCATTGGGTTCATATTAGCAAGTTTGTCGTATATATCCGGCTCAGACATCCTTGTTATTCCATAACCAACTGTCCAAATTCCCCCACTATCTTGGTATGGTTTAAATCCGTAACCTTCCATACCTTTTATGAAACGAAAGCCTATAGCTGAAAGTTGACCTTCCTTCCAGTTTCCGGCACTTCCATATTCGTCATCACTTCCACCACCTTGTGTGTCCGGCGACGGAACATAACCCATTGGTACAGAAGAACAAATTATAATTGCCTTTCCCATTTCTGCAATTATTTCCGGTTCTTCAAGCTGAATAATATCACCTTTTTCAAGCCCTTCATCTTCCATATTGTATGTTGGAATATCCCCGCTCCATCTTGGTACATGACAACGTTCGATAAAAGAGGGTAGAATATTAAAAGCAAATTGGTATGTTTGCCATACGTCTAATTGTAGGTATAAAGTTGTTATATCTTTTGTAACATATTCAGTACCAGTTATGAAATAATAATAACTTTTTCCGTCGGCTTCGTTCCATATATATAAATAATCATATGCCCTACATTGTTGAATTGTAAGTTTAACTTGAACATAAGTTCTTGAGGTATCATATTTTATATTACCTTCAATAATTTTAGTAGGGTAGTTGTTAAAATAGTTATCCCTAGATTGTAAGCTTTCAAAGTCTAAAACGTTTGAATAGTCAGTTGATAGAAAAGGCATGCTTAATAAGTATAAATAAGTTTGTGCCATTGTTAACCTCCTTTCAAAAATAACAAGGATATAATATCCTTGTTATTTTGTTTTTCTATACTGATTTTTTAGTTGTGAATATTAATGCATTTGCAAATTTGCACCCAGACATAATTCCATGTTTGTGAGCAAAATAATTTGTTGTTAATCTTTCACCATTGTAGAAAGTTGTAGTAGTGTTAATTGTGTCGTAAGATTGAATTATATCTTTATCGCCCAAAATTGCCACAACATCTGCTCCATCATCTGTTTGCCCTAACTCGTCAACTATTATAGTTCTCACATTTACGTCAGCACTTGAAACATTAAAAGCAAATGCTAATACTTCAACGTCTAACTCTGCTTGAATCTCCGGTGTTACAAATAGTACTAAATCTTCTTTTTGTGACCATGCTTTTACCCTTGCTAGATTATAGTCAGTTGAAGGGAAAGTTAATTTATTTGCATAAGTACGAATTAGTTTTGATAATTTTTTGGCTTCTACTGTTTCACCTAAATTTATTATAGCTTTTGCTTTTAATTCTGTATCTGCTGATATTTGTTGAATTAAACCTTTTCCAATTGTTGAACCACCAGTAGCGTCCGGTGTAGCATTGTTTAAAATCTTTTTCATATCTCTAAATTCTGCATATTGAGAAGAGGAAAGCAAAGAATTTACTGCCCTTGTTATAAGTTCTGATAACCCATATTGATTTTCAAAAGCACCAGCTAATTGTAAATCAGATATAGAAGTTTTGAATTTATACTCAAAATTTTGTGTTATGTAATCCGGTTTTACTGACGGTGGAGTAACTTTTATTAAGTCACCTTCTTGAGTTGTTGAACCGTTGAAGTGTTCGTCAAATCCTTTTTCTTCTGCCATTTCAGTAAAAAGTTGTTCTATTGTTTTTCCATAAGGTAACATACCTTTATGTAACATCTTTAAAGGATTGTTAAATACTTTGTCAAAAAATAGTTGTCTTCCTATCCTATTTGTTAGTGTGTTTACGAACTCATTTTTTGCTGTTGGATACGATTCTAACATAGCAAATATTGCCATTGTGTTTGAACCATCTGCTTGTGGTATTACATCTTGGTATTGTTGTGTTGAACTTTCCCTCACAACATTTAGTAAATCTTTATTTTCTATTGTCATCTAATTACCTCCTTTTAATTTTGAAATAACTTCATTCATTGATGGAACTTTTATTTCTTTTGGTTTTTCTATATGTGAAACATCATCTTGAGATTGAACCTTTACAAACAAATCATAATTCTTTTGTTTCAAAGTGGAAACATTCTCATTTAATGAAGTTATTTCCTTGTCTTTTGTTTCAACTTGAGATTTTATAGTATCATAATTTTCTAATAAAGTTTTATTCTCGTCTTTTAATTTTGATATTTCTTCTCTCATTTCTTCATCAGTCATTTTTATTCACTCCTTTTCATTGAGAAGGGAATAGAATATAATAACATGAGTTGTCACACCCTAGAAACTGTGTGGAGGTTTCACCCTTGACTATCCACTTTTAATCAGTATGTTATTTAACATCTATTCCCTAATTATATTAACCTTTATAGGTTATATACTATTCTGTTATTTCTTCTTCTTTTTTCTCGAAAGATAGTAACTGTTGTGCAAGGTCAAAAGTCATGTCCTTGTCTATGTCTAATTCGTGTTTAGCAACTATTCTGTCTAAATCCTTTTGAACTGATAATAATCTTAATACTTCATCTCTTTTTATTGAACTCATATTATTGTACCTCCATATCCATATAATCTCTTTTATTTTTACTACTTCTTTTTATAAATATAACTTTTAGACCTTCTCTTTGAAGTTCCTCAAGTTGTTTATCATTAAGTAAATTTGATATTGTCTTCATCTTTTCAGTTATTATATTACCACCAAAGTAGAAATGATTGTCATCTTCTTTTAGGTTAAACGCAACATATTGTTCACCAGTTTCTTCTTCTTTTAAGAATCCAAAATCTGTAATATGAACTTCCATTTCTGTAACCAGACTTCCTTTTTCCCTACCATCCATAAATGGTAACCCAGCTTGAAATTCCTTTTTTATTAAATCTTGAATATTAATTGATAATGCCATCTGCAAAATCCCCCTTTATTATTCTTTTATTTATTTCAAATATGTAATAATTGGTGGTTACTACATATGTGTTTACTGTTTTATATTCACCCTTTTAAAAATAGTACTGGAAAAGGAGTAGACCGTTACCCCTTTTCCATAGGGGAATAGTGATAAGACTTATTAAGGATTTTATAAGTAAATTAATACTGCGACTTATTAACTAACTTATAATATAATTATAACAGATAATATGGTAAAAATCTACAAATTATCTAAAGTCGTGATATCAAACAACAAATTATATATTTGTTCGACAGTTT